GCGCCATCGGCCATCCGCGCGTCGACTTGCTGCTGAGCCATTGGTCGAGCTGGCGCTGGCTAGCTCAATGGTACGGGAACGTTCGCATATGCCGCCAGACGTCGAATGGCGATTGGGACAGCGCGCTTGCTCAATTGGATTAGGAAGTCGGATATCGATGTTCGGCCGATCGATTGGTGCGGCCTGCACCGCGAGTATCTTATTGATGGTGAGATGGAGGTCATCGCTGCGCTTGTGCGTGACGTCGGCGCTCAAACGATGGTTGAGATCGGATGCCGCGACGGTCGCACTGCAAGGGTCCTACTCGCAAACGTTCCGACGTTGGTGCGCTATGTCGGGATCGACGTTCCGGCGTCATACGTTCCGGCGTTGTACCATCAGCGATTTGAGACGGTCGCCTTTCCAGGGCACCTTGCGGAGAGTGATCCGCGCTTTGAGCTCAAAATTCGCGATTATGGATCGCTCGATTTGTTGCCGATGGATTTGCCGAGATGCGATGCCGTATTTATCGATGGCGATCACAGCGAGATCGCGGTCTTTCGCGACAGTCATCTTGCCGCTTCGATAGTCAGGCCGGGCGGAATTGTCATTTGGCACGATGCGACGAATGCGCAAGTCGAGGTCCGAAGCGCGCTTGATAGCTTGACCGCGGATGGCTGGACGATCAATGCGATCGAGGGCACGTGGCTCGCGTTTTGTGTAGGGAGTGATTGATGCCGAAGGGCGCTGTAACCGTCATTGTTCCGGCTGGCCAATCAATATCTTCCAATTGCGATCTGACGTCGTCGAACTTGGAGATGATATTGGTGCCGGCGTCCATCGACGGCGGTCCGCTCGGAAAATTGAATCTGAGCTTTCAGTTTTCAGCTGACGGGACGACATTTTACGATCTCATTCATGCCGATGGCTCCGAAGTTCTGACTCCGACCTTTGGCGGGCGCGCTATGGATGTTCCCGTGGATGTCACCAATGGGGCTTTGTATTTAAGGGTTAGAACCGGCTCGCGCGACAATCCGATTGTGCAGACATCGGACCGAACTTTCGTTTTGATTACAGTTTAAGACAATGCTTCATCGCTATAGCGAAGACGAGCCGCGCGATGAATCTGGAAAGTGGACCAGCGGTGGCGGAAGCGGCGCGGGCGGCGATGCTGACAAGCCAGGCGCCGGAAAAGTCGCAGCCACCAAGCAGAAGATTAAAGATTTTATCAACGGCCCCGGCAAAGCTGCCGTTCACGCGGTGGGAGTGAAGCTCAAAGAGAACCAGAAGGAGCTTCTCGCATCCGCGATTACGGTTGGCCTGTATCACGTCGTCGGTCTTGATTTTCCGCCTGAAGTTGAGTCGGCAATTCATAACGAGGTCACCAACTTCGCGACCAACGCGCAGATCTCCGTGGCCGCGGCTCGCGACTACATTCAGAAGGCCGTGAATGCTCTCGTCGCCATGAGGAAGAAAGCCGTGGAAGATGACGACGTTCTCGATGCGCTGCTGAAGCTGAAAAAGCATCTCGATAACGACGAGCTGTTCAAGGACGACGACAAGAAATCGCACGAGGTCCGTCCCATGCCGCTGCCGAAGCCGCGCAAAGGCGAGAGCCAAGACGACTTTATAGGTCGGTGCATGCACGAGGCGTTTGGCGACGATGCTCCCGCAGACAGGACTCAGGAGCAGGCTGTCGCCATGTGCATGCAAGCATGGCGCGACAAGGAAAAGCAATACGACGATTTTGATGATGACGTCGACGTGCCGGAGCCTGATGACGAAGAGGGCCATTCAGACTTCATGGATCGCTGTGTGGACGAACTCGCCAACGGCGACGCGATGATGGACGAGGACGAGGCGACTGATGCGTGCCAGATGGCATGGGAGAACCGCGGCGCCAAGGACGTCACGCGAAAGACTCATAGTGACGAAGTTCACGGCATGGAGTTCATCCTTTCCGACGAGAGCGTGGATCGCATCGGCGATTCCATATCGTCGGATGGGTGGTCGATCGAGGCTTTCAAACGAAACCCGATCGCGTTGTGGCAGCACCGGCCGGACCTCCCCATTGGGACCTGGGAGCATGTTCGCGTTCAGGACAAGGCTCTTCGCGGTAGGCTCAAGCTCGCGCCGAAGGGCGCTTCTGCTCGGATCGATGAGATCAGATCACTCATCGAGGCCGGCATCCTCCGCGCCGTCTCGGTGGGATTCCGTGATCTGGAGTCGGAGCCGCTCGACAAGAACAACAAGGGGCCGTGGGGGCCGAAACGTTTCCTCAAGCAGGAACTGATCGAGTGCTCGTTGGTCAGCATTCCGGCGAACGCCAACGCGTTGGCAGTCGCCAAGTCATTGAAGATTTCCCCTCAGACGCTCGACCTCGTCTTCGCCAAGCACGGCAATAAGGGTGACGTCAAGCGCCGCGGGTTCGTTGGCAAGCATGCCGAAACTCCTCCACGTGGAAAGGGCACGGCGATGTCGCTGAGCCAAAGAATTACAAGTCTGGAAACGCAGCTCGTAGATACGCGAGATATGCTCCAGGAACACCTCGAGAAAATGGACGACACCAACGTCTCCGACGCGGACCTTCAAAAGACCAACGATCTCAACTCGACGATCGCTCAGCTCGAGAGGACGCGCAACGCATTGGTCGATTCCGAGAAGGCGCTCGGCAAGACCGTTGACGATGGTCACGTGCGCGGTGCCAATGGTGCCGGCAGCGGTAGCCGTGCGCTGGCGCTGTTCAACGGGAATGCGAGTACGAGCACGGCATTCACGCCCGCGAGGGCCCGCGAGGATAAAAAGCTCGGCGCGATCGATTATCTGGTGCGCGCCGGCACGGTCGCGCTGCAGGCGAAGAACGCCGGCAGGATGCCGGCCGAGATGCGGCAGCGCATCTACGGCGAAGACGAGATGACGGCGCAGGCCTGCGATCTCATCCTTCGCGCGGCGTCAGCGCCGGCTTTGACGACAGTTACTGGATGGGCGGCGGAACTGGTCCATCAGATCTACACCGACTTCATGCAACTGCTGCTGCCCAAAACTTTGCTGCCCAGCCTTGCGGCAAGGGGGATGGCGCTGTCATTCGGTCAAGCGGGCAGGATCATCATCCCAACTCGTAACCGCACGCCAACTGTTGCCGGATCGTTCGTTGGCGAGGGAATGGCAATTCCCGTCCGGCAGGGCGCCTTCAGTTCTCAGACACTGACGCCCAAGAAGGTCGCCGTGATAACCTCGTTCACCAGGGAAATGTCGGATCACTCCATTCCCGCGATCGAGGGGCTACTGCGCGAGGCGATTCAGCTCGATACGTCGATCGCGATCGACACCGTCCTGATCGACTCCAACGCCGCGACGACGATCAGGCCGGCCGGTCTGCTCAACGGCATTACGCCGATCACGCCGACGGCGGGCGGCGGCCTCACCGCGTTGACGACCGATCTCAAGCTCCTCATTCAGGCGCTTATCACCGGGACCTACGGCAATGTCCGCTCACCCGTATGGCTCACGAGCCCTGGTGACATGCTCGCCGCGGGACTGACCTCCGCCGCGAATACCGGCATCTTCCCGTTCCGTGACGAGATCGCTCGCGGCACTCTCGGCGGCATCCCGTTCATCGAGTCAGTGACTGTCGCGGCTCACACAATGATCCTCATCGATGCGGCGGACTTTGTGGTCGTGGGCGGCGAGGCGCCTAGGATTGAAATTTCCGACCAGGCCACCCTGCACATGGAAGATACAGCCCCGACGGATCTTGTTGCGGGATCGCCCGGAGTAGTGGCGTCTCCACAGCGCTCGCTATTTCAAACGGACAGCCTCGCCCTCAGACTTGTGATGCCCCTCAATTGGCTTCAAAGGCGCGCGGGCACAATCGTTTCGATGACCGGCACGACCTGGTCGTAACAGGAGACAAAAATGGCAGACGCAAGCATGGAAGCCGCAAAGAAGCAGCTCGCGGAAGAGCAAGAGTTCACCAACAGGATAAAGGCCGAGGCCGCGTTTCGCATGAGGGGAAAGCCGACGCCGACGCAGGAAGAGAATGACCTCGCAGCCTGCGGCGCTCATATCCTCGAGCACGAGGACGACGGATCGGGCCCTGACCCGCATCAGACGAAGCAGCTCGACCCAAAGAAGCCGAGCGGCGGCTACCAGACCAGGCAGTCCGCGCCAGCCCCAACGCACCAGCGTCCCGTGCATTCTAGTTCCTAGAGCAACATGAATGGGCGCGCGCGATGTTATTGCACGCTCCCTGCGAACGGTCCTGCGTGCCGTCGAAGGAGCGGTGAGGCCTGGGCCGTATTATTTGCCGATAAGCGGAGGATGGTTGCCGGACGGCGTGCCGACAAACTTCTGGCAGGCCGGCTACAACGTCCTCCCGCTCGGCTCTCGAACGGCCATGGTCGAGGCCTGCATCGGAGCATACAGCCAGACGGTCGCGATGTGCCCAGGGGCGCATTGGAGGCTCAACGATAAGGGCGGCCGCGATCGCGTTACGACGTCGTCGCTCTCCCGCGTTCTCAAGCAACCGAACGATTACCAGTCGATCTCGGATTTCCTGCTTAATGCCACGCGCCAGCTGTACTCGGAAGGCAACGCCTATGCGCTCGCGCTTCGGAATGATCGCTTCGAGATCGACGAGCTGCATCTCATGGATTCGATGGTCTCGCGTCCACAGCTCGCGGTCGATGGTGAAATTTTCTATCGGCTCTACGGAAACCAAATCATAGCGCGCAGGCTCGACGAGCAACCGCTCGTCGTTCCACAGCGCGACGTGCTCCACGTTAGGCTTCATGCGGATAGGACACGTCGCTATCCGTTCCCATTGTGGGGGCAAACTCCGCTGCTCGCGGCGCTGGAAGATGTCGGCGTGTCGGAGTCGATCATCGCTCAGCAGATGAACTTTTATCTCAACCAGGCCCGGCCGAGCGCAGTGCTTCAAACCGATCTCGTGCTTGACAAGGATCAAGTTCAGGCGCTCCGCGATAGGTGGGACGAGCAATCGAAGGGATTGGCCGCCGGCAAGACGCCGATTCTTACCGCGGGACTGAAGGTTCAGCCGTGGTCGGTCGGCGCAAAAGACGCCCAGCTCGCTGAGATGCTGAAAATTTCCGAAGAACACATCGCGCTGGTATTTCGCGTTCCAATGCAGGTGTTGGGCATCTCCGGAGGGAGCCAAAGCTTCGGTTCGACCGAGGCTCTCATGCAGTTCTGGATCGCGACCGGTCTCGGCTTTTGCCTCAACCATATCGAGGAGGCGTTCGGCCTCCTGTTCGGGCTAAAGGGTCAGCCGGACGAATACGTCGAGTTTGACACCGGCGCCCTCCTGCGATCGGCGATGAAGGATCGCCTCGAGGCTCTCGCTCGCGGAGTTCAGGGTGGAATCTACAGCCCGAACGAGGCCCGGTCCGAGGAAGGTCTCCCGGAAGTCGCGTACGGATTTGAGCCCCGCGTCCAGCAGCAGGTCGTCCCGCTCTCGGCGGCCGGAAAGATTCCTGCCGCTCCGGCTCCGGGCGCTCCGCCCAGCGCTCCGCCCCCGCCCGCTCCCGTGGGCGCGCAGGACGATTCCGACTCAGGCGACTTAGAACCTACCAAGGATCGAAATGATGCCGTCAAACGGGAAGTCAAACGAATACTCTTCGCAACATCGCGAATCGGAAAGCATTTTCATTGAGGCGTGGAGAGAGGCGGCTGATATCGTCCTCGCCGAAATTCGCGCCGATCATCAAAAAGTCTGGGCGCGAGAACGGGAACTGATCGAGGCGCAGGCGAGAACACTGATTGCAGAATTGAGAGCTGAGATAGCCGAGCAGCGCGTGGCCTTAAAAGCTTTGTTCGACGACAGGCTGGCGCTGCTCCGTGACGGGATTGATGGAAAGGACGGGTGCGATGGCGAAAAAGGTGAGAAGGGCGACAAGGGCGACGCCGGGGAAAAAGGTCAAGCCGGTGACGAGGGCAGTCGTGGTGAGAAGGGCGAGCGTGGTGAAAGTGGAGAAAAGGGCGAGCGCGGGGAGCAAGGCAGCGCCGGTCCGTGTGGTCCGTCGGGCGCGATTGGGCCGCCCGGTCCGATCGGGCCTCGGGGAGAGCCGGGGGAAATTGGGCTAGGAGGGGCGCAAGGCGTTGCAGGTCCGCCCGGCGAGCGTGGTCCACCCGGCGATAGGGGCGAGACGGGCCTAGCAGGGCCACCGGGCGCGGCCGGAGAGCGAGGGCCTATAGGGTCGCCCGGCGAAAAAGGCGCGCCAGGAGCTCCGGGAGAGCGAGGAGCGGCCGGTCCTCCAGGCAGGCTTTCGATCGCCGGCGTTTATCAGCCCGGAAAGATTCATTACGAGGGTTATGTCGGAACACACGAGGGCGCGACATGGCAGGCGCTCCGTGACACGGCGCATTCTCCTCCTCACGAAGATTGGAGCTGCCTTGCTCGCGCTGGCGTTGACGCCAGGATGCCGGTTGCCCGCGGGACGTTCGACCCGGAGGTGAACTATGCGGCTCTCGATATCGTGGCGCTTAACGGCGGATCGTTCATGGCCCGGCGCGACGATCCGGGGGCGTGCCCAGGAGATGGCTGGCAGCTCGTCGCAAGGCAGGGTCAGCGCGGAACGGCCGGCGAGCGTGGGTCGAAGGGCGAGCCAGGAGGGCGGGGGCCTCAGGGCGAACGAGGAGACCGAGGGCCTCAAGCGCCAAGGATGACGGGTTGGAAGATCGATCGGGAAAAGTACACGGCGACTCCAATCATGTCGGATGGCAGCGCGTGTCAACCTC